CACAAGCAGAAGCGGAACAAAAAGCAGCTATTCAATCAGCTGTTTTAGATAATGTTTCAGGTGGTATTGGTGTTTTAAAACAATTAGGAGAAAAAAATAAAGGTGTACAAAAAGCAGCTATTATAGCAGAAAATGCTGTAGGTATTGCAAGAATTATTTTAAATACACAAGCTGCAAATGCTAAATCTGTTGCAGCATCTCCTTTAACAGGTGGTATGCCTTGGGTTGCAATAAATACCATAGGTGGTGCTTTAGGAGTTGCAAGTTCATTATTAGCAACTAAAAAAGCATTATCTGAATTAGGTGGTGGTTCTGTTAGTTCTGCATCTGTTGGTAGTGGCGGTGGCGGTGGTGCTGCAGCTCCTGCTCCTCAATTTAACGTAGTAGGTAATAGTGGTATTAATCAAGTTGCAGCAACATTAGGACAGCAACAACCTGTACAAGCGTTTGTAGTTGCAAATCAAGTTACTACTCAACAAAGTTTAGATAGAAATATAATTAACAATGCAAGTATAGGATAAAAAATAACAAAATTTAATAATTAATGTTTTTAAATAAAAATAATATGAACCTAATAGAATTAATAATAGACGATAAAGATGAGTTAAGTGGTGTGGATGCAATTTCAGTTGTTGAAACTCCTGCTATCGAGTCTAATTTCGTAGCGTTAAAATCTGAAGAAATTAAATTAGCTCAAGTAGATACAGAGAAACGTATTTTAATGGGTGCTGTTTTAATTCCTGAAAAGCCAATTTACAGAAGAAACGGTGAGGATGAATATTATATTTACTTTTCAAAAGATACTGTAAACAAAGCAAGTCAATTATTTTTTAAAAATGGTAATCAGAATAATTGGACTTTAGAACACGGAAAAGAAATTAAAGGTTTAACAGTAGTTGAAAGTTGGATAGTTGAGGATATGTCAAAAGATAAATCAGCTATTTATAATTTAAGTGTCCCTATAGGTACTTGGATGGCTTCTGTAAAAGTTGAGGATGATGCTATTTGGAATGACTATGTAAAAACAGGTAAAGTAAAAGGATTTTCTTTAGAGGGATATTTTGCAGATAAATTAGAAGAAAAAAAGCAGTTAAGTAAACAACAAAATGATGATGATGTTTTAATTGAAAAAATAAAACAATTATTAAAATGAGTACAATATTAAACACAGCTTATAAAGTACAAACTGATTTAATAGAAACTGAAACAGGTTTAAATATTGAAGATGGAACACTTGTTACAGTTAATGGAAAATTAAAATTCCAATATAATGGAATTAGTAATGAAGTTTTTTTAAAACCTGCATACATATATTATTTTGATTTTTCTTCAAATTCTATAACAGATATAACTGCTATAAATACTTGGGTAAAATTAAACGCTGATACTACTTCTATATTTTCAAGAGATGGTTTAGTACATACAGATAATAAAATAACTAATACAGGAACTTCTAAAGTATTTAAAGCTGAAGGTATTATAAGTGTATCTGCAGGAAATAATCAAACTATTCACGCTGCTTTTTTTAAAAATGGAGTATTACACCCTTGTAGTGAACAAAGTGCAATTACAAGCGGAAATAATAGAATACAAGCTATACCTTTTCAGTGTTTAATTGAATTAAATACAAATGATTATATAGAAGTTTGGGTTAAAAACCAAGCAAATACAACTGATATAACTTTAGATAATGTAAACGTAATAATAACAGAAATTTAATTAATATGAAAACAAAAAGTAAAACGAGTCCAAAAAATGGTAAACGTGGTTGTCTATGTGATGATAACACTTATAGTAAAGAATGTTGTAATGGTGATTTACAAAATCAAGGCATAGGACAAACTACAGGAGTAGATAGTGTAACTATTACAGAAAATAACGGAGTAAGAGTAATAACAAGAGTAAACGGATAAACAATGACACCACAAGAGAAAAACGTATTTAATAAGCTGTTTAAAACTGAATTAGGTAAACACGAAATAGAATTAGCTGTAATAGATAATTTAAGAAAAGATATAGCTACAGCAATAAAAATACAAAATGAATTTTTATCTACATATACAAAAGCTGCTATTTTAAAGAAAATCATTGTAGATGGTGGTAATAATTATATTGCAATTATTGAAAAAATACAATTATTAAAAGATAAAGTAGATAAAAATTTATTGGATTTAGGTTTAAATTCAAATGATATACCTGAAACTTCTCAAATTGAAAAATTATTAGCAAGTGCTAGTGTTCAAAATGTTAAAAAAGTTATTTCAAGTATTTCTCAATTATAAAAATACAACAACAATTAAATAAATTAAAAATGACACCACAAGAAAAAAATGTATTTGGAAAATTATTTGCTAAAACAGAATTAGCAAGTCAAAAAGTAGATTTAGCTTTAAATGACGATGTACAAAAAAATTACAATAATGCAATAGCAGCAAGAAAAAAAAGTGCTGATGTTTATTTTGCAGCTAAAAAAGCTGTAGAAAATGCAATTACTGAAATGAAAAATTTAAAAGGTATTAATGAAGATGCACTTGCTACATTTTCTAAATTTGATGCTTTAGTAAAAGAGTTAGGTATTCCTTATCCACAAGAACAAGCAGCTCAAAAAACTAATATTCAAGATGGTTTAAAAGGTAGTTTTGCACAATACATTAAAAGTCTTGAATCTGCAAAATTATAATAAAATATAACAACAATTAAAAAGTATTGTTTTTAAATAAATTTAATTAATAAATATGTCAAACGTAATTACAGAAATCAAAAAATTGCTTGGTATGGAAATCAAACTTGAGCAAATGGCATTAGACAACGGAACTGTTATTGAAGCGGAAATCTTTGAAGCAGGTCAAGCGGTGTTTATTGTTAATGGTGAAGATAGAGTAGCGTTACCTGTAGGTGAGTACACTCTTGATAACGGAATGATTTTAGTAGTTGAGGTTGAGGGCGAAATCAAAGAAATCAAAGAAGCAGCAGTTGAAGCACCTGAAGAGGAAGCAGCACCTGAAGTAGAAGTTGAAGTTGAAGCAGCTCAAACAGCAACAGCTAAAAAAGTAATCGAAAGCACAGTTAGAGAGTCGCATTTTTCAAAAGAAGATGTAGATGCTTTAAAAAGTGAAATCGAAAGTTTAAAAACAGAATTAGCATCAATGAAAAGTGTTGAAACTTTTGAAGAAAAAGTAGAATTATCTGCTCAACCTTTAACACACAATCCTGATGCAAGACCAAACGTTGAAAAAGTTTTATTTTCACAAAATAGAGTGATGACTACTTTCGACAGAGTAATGAATAAAATAGCAAACTAATAATTAATTTAAAAAAATGGCTACAACAACAAGTATTACAACAACCTATGCAGGTGAGTTTTCAAAGAAATACATATCTGCTGCATTATTATCAGCTTCTACTATTGAGAATGGTGGAATTGAAGTAATGCCAAACGTAAAATTCAAATCAGTTATCCAACGTTTAGCAACTGATGGTATCGTTAAAGATGCTACTTGTGCTTTCGATGCAACTTCTACAGTTACTTTAACTGAAAGAGTTATTACACCTGAAGAATTTCAAGTAAATTTAGAATTATGTAAAAAAGATTTCGCAAGTACATGGCAAAGCATTGAAATGGGAATGTCTGCTTTCGAAACTTTACCTAAATCATTTGCTGATTATTTAATCGGACACGTAGCTGCTAAAGTAGCTGAAAATAATGAAATCTCAATTTGGAGAGGAGTTAATGCTACTGCAGGACAATTCGCAGGATTTGTAACTTTAGCTACTGCTGATGCTGCTGTAGTTGATGTAGTAGGTACTACTGTAACTGCTGCTAACGTAATTGCTGAATTAGGTAAAGTAATTGATGCTATTCCTGCTACATTATACGGAAAAGAAGATTTATACATTTATGTTTCTCAAAACGTAGCTCGTGCTTACGTTAGAGCTTTAGGAGGCTTTGGTGCATCAGGTTTAGGTGCTAATGGTACTAATGCACAAGGTACACAATGGTTTAACAATGGTTCATTGTCTTTTGATGGTGTTAAAATCTTTGTTGCAAACGGATTAGCTTCTAACTATATGATGGCTGCTCAAAAATCTAACTTATTTTTCGGTACAGGTTTATTATCAGACCATAATGAAGTTAAATTAATTGATATGGCTGATATTGATGGTTCACAAAACGTAAGAGTTGTTATGAGATTTACAGCAGGTGTTCAATATGGTGTGGGTTCTGAAATCGTACTTTATACTCCTGCATAATTAATAACTAAATAATTTTAATTAGGTGGTGCAATAAACACCACCTATTTTTTTAACTTTTAAAATATAAAAATATGTGTGATTTGACTTTAGGCAGATTAGAGGTATGTAAAAGTAGCGTAGGTGGTTTAAAAAATGTATACTTTGTAAATTACGGAGATGCAACAGGATACACTTACGATGCAACTAATA